TTATTCTACCATGAGGTAATAGTGGAATTCAAGGGTATTTGTATCCTTGTAGAACACAATCTTACGCACAATGCCACGGAGGGCTTCCGCTTTCAGGTCATTCGGTGCGTCACTTTCGATAATATCCAGGACAGACTGCACACGGCTTAAGAACTGCTCTTTGTAGTTCTCGGGACCGGAGGCAGCAGTCGTCAGCTCTGAGAGCAGGACTTCCAGGTCTGCCCGGCGCTTCTCGATCATCTCTTTATTCCGCTTGTAATCTTCCAGCGTGTCGATCTCGTTCATGTAAGCTTCCCGGATACGTTCCAGTTTTCGATCCAGAGAAGTGAGTTCACGCTGGTAACGCTGCCTGTCCAGTTCTACAGTCGGCTCATAGGTACGGACAAGTTCAAAGGATACGTCCGTGACGCTCTCCAGTACCTCATGGAGCGACGTAATTACGGCAGATGTAAGTTTCTTTGCAGAGATGTATTGCGAGCCTGTATGAAGCCCTTTCATGTATCCCAGACACTGGAAGCCCTCGCCGGAGATATAGGATCCGCCGTGAGTAGACTTCCGGGGATAACCTTCTTTATGTGACAGGGACTTACCACAGACTGGACATTTTACAAGACCGGACAGCCAGTGCTTCGTGTGAGAGACCGGATGCTCATAGCGCTGCATCAGCTTCTTACTGTGTTCCCGGCGCTCCTGGACTATATTCCAGGTATCCATGTCAATGATCGGCTCATGGAAGCTGTCACTGATGATCCATTCCTCGGGATCCCGCAGGGTACTGGTAGCACTGGATTCCCGCATGTTGTAGCGAACCTTACCGATGTAGAAGGGATTCTCCAGAATATAGATCACACCTTCCTGGTCAAAATGATTACCGGTCTTCGTCTTGTATCCATGGTCATTCAGATCTCTGGTGATGTAGTTGATGTCGCTGCCGGTGGCGTACATATCGAAGATCTTACGAACAATAGCAGCTTCCTGCTCTTCGATGACAGGATTCTCATTCGGAGCCTTGGTATATCCCAGTGGCATTTTACCGTTGTAGAGACCCTTGCGGGCACGGGAGAGCATGGAACGGCGGACTTCCCCGGAGAGATTCACGGAGTAGAATTCATCCTGCCATTCAATGATCATTTCGATGAGGCGGCCATACATGCCATCGATCAGTGGCTCACTGACGGATACCACATCGATGCCAAGTTTTTTCCGGAGCATGGACTTGTAGAAAGTACTCTCGTCCTGATTCCTGGCAAACCGGCTGAATTTCCACAGGACAATGACATCGAAGGGCTTCGGCTTTGTCTTGGCTGTTGCGATCATATTCTGGAAGGCATATCGGTTGCTGGACTTACGGCCGGAGCGTCCGTCCTCTTCCACGAAGATATACTCAGATGGCAGCAGGATATTATGCTGCAGACAGTATCGTTTAATTTCCTCCAGCTGGGATTCCGGGGAATACTCCAGCTGATCATCAGTACTGACACGGATATAGGCAGCACCGGTACGGATCCGGTCCGTGGACTCGGCAGATTTACGTATCACTTTCTTGGCCATTGCACATTCCTCCTAAGTAAATGTACGGAAAAATGGGCATAAAAATGCCCGGACATATGTTTGCATTGCAATCTGTCCGGGAAAATGATAAAATGCACTTGTTCAAGGTGATTTATCGGTTTACCCGGTAATCGGATCAGCTCTGGTGTTGGAAGCACTGGGGCTGATTTTTTTTATTGAAAGTTGCACTGGTGCAATTTTTTAAAATGAAGATCACAAATATTATAAGCCGTATATTGTAGCACCAAAAATTTTACCACAAACAGGGCAAGAACGTTGATATAGTATATCAGGTAACTTTGGATAATTTTTATTCTTCCCATAAAGAGAAAACACCTGTCGATTATATTGTTTACAGGCAGTACAATTTCGATTTGCAGAAATAAGCACAGTATCAATATTCCACTCATTAATTTTAGGAATAATGCGTTTCAACGAGACGTTTTCGATATCCGAGGGTAACATAGTCGAAGAACGGATACTGTTAAAGATTTTAGTGAATCCCATATAAATTTCCCCTTTCATATATGAATTATATCAGCTCCAACACGGAAACCGGGTCGAAGTAGATAACATAATTATCATATTGCACGCAGATACCGTACTTGCTCCGATAGCACTGCAGGGCTTCTTGCAGAAACTCCTCTGTGACACCCAGGTAATCAGCCATCTCATAAGAGGTAGTATAGTGTGCTTTGTGGCAGGAGATGATGCCGTGTAATCCGATCAGTTTGTTGTAGCTCCAGAGACGTGCCCGGAGCTCCTGCTTGCGGTTGGCATCGGAGGACTGATCGATAATGTCTCCAACGGTAGTATGGTAATGACCAAGCTCTTCGGCAAGCGTACATTTCTTCTCGGTTTCATCCAGATCGTGTTTTATAGCGATCCGATTGCCTTTTATCCGTCCGCAGTTTGCGCGGAGCGGTTTCTCCTTTGTGATCAGGTGCTGTTTATCAGCCTCTATAAGTAAATCTGTGTATGTAGTCAATAAAATCACCTCATCATAGTTGTATAAAAATGTCTGTGCGATAAAACGGACTAGAAATTCTCATCATCCATAATATCATCGTCGTGTTTCTTGTCTGCTTTGGAGGACTTCAAAATAGCATGTGCAGCGTTTAAAAGAGTGTCGGGCGCAACTCGCTTGTCTGCAGGAACATCTTCCCTATGCTGTTCTATAAATGTGCTGAGTGGAACAGCGTTAGGAATAGGTAGAGCATTGGTTTTTGCATAATATGAAATTTGTAACAGTTCATATATTCTTTTTAGAGCCTCAGCCTGTCCAGCCTCATTCAGATCTTTGTAATATTTATAGATATCTTTGAAATTTTTATCTATATCTGAAGCATTGGAAAGCGATTTCTCGGATATAATGCCAAATGCGAGACTTTCTGTATCTATATTAAGTTCTTTTGTAATTTTCATAATATTAGTTATATTTGCCTTTGAAATTCCTCTTTTAAGAATACTATCTAAAGTAGTCCAAGGCATATTTATTGCTTCACAAAATTTATTGAGACTTCCATATTTGGAAATAATTAATTCTTTTAGTTTCTGTTCTGTTTCACCCATTACAAGTCCTCCTGTATTCCTAGAGTATCATTAAAATATCGAAAAATCAAGATATAAAAATAAAAAATACAAAAATATTCTCGAAAAAACAAGAAAATAATATTGACAATCACGATAGTGCGTGATACTATCAAAATATATTCACGAAGTTTCGAGAAAGGAGTGATATTGTGTTTCCTAATTTAGATGCAGAAATGGCACGAAAAAAGATAACTCAAATGGCTCTTGCAAAGAAAATACATAAAACACCAACAACGTTAAGCATGAAGCTGAATGGCAAAGCAACATTGACATTACCTGAGTGTATAGAAATCAGAAATGCGGTAGGAAAAGATTTGAGCCTGGATTATCTTTTCGAGGTAAAGAACTGATATATGCAAAATGAATTTTAAGGGAAGGAGGCAGCAGGAATGAAGGATCCACATAAGCTTAAAATCGTGGCTTCTGATAAATCATCATTCGAGATCTGGTTGGATGAGAAACAGATCCACTATGTAAAAGAATATGAACTGAAGAAAGTGGAAAAAGGAAATCTGGTGGAATTAACCCTGAAATTGTTGGTCACATATCCTAACCAAGAAAGTAATCAGTAGCAGCACGCTTTGCAAGTTCCATAAGAATAGAGAGCGAAGCATCAGTGGCTTTTGATTTTACTTTATTCCATAAGGATTTAGCCCGGATATTAGCCAGAAATTCATGTCCAAGAGGTGTGAGATCACCAATTAAAACTGTAGCACCTCCGTCGTAGTAATGGACATTTTCAATGAGACCGGATACACTGGCCTGTTTTATGTGATAAACAATTTCTTCATGGGAAAACTCAGCAAGATATTCTGATTCAAAAGTATCTCGATCATACTCCCACGGAGTATCAAAATTACATTTTTCTTCTACGGTCAGAAGGATTCCGCGAATACAGTCGGGGTTAAGTTTCATAGCGTATCTCCATAAAGTGTGACAAGTTATTGAAATTATTATAGGAGAAAACAAAACGTAATACAACAGAATATTCAGGAAGGAGACAGCAGGAATGGAGAGAATCGACAGATTATATGCTCTGCTGGAGCGTGATGACATTGACGAGGGCACCAAGGCAGCGCTGCGGTGGGCAATCTTACAGCTAGAAAATGCAACTTAGACAACCATGGCACCATAAGCTGTAAAAAAGCAGTCAGGAGGTACATATGCGGATTGTAAATTTAATCCACATCGGGGACCAGGTATTGTCACTGGATGATATGGATCCCATGAAAAAGGCAGAGATTGCCTTACGGCTGAATGAACAGAGTCTTAAGACTCTGGGGTATGCAGCCAAGAAGGAAAAAGAAACAGCATAACTGCAAATATCCGTGCCCTGTACGTGGTGTATTCCCAACACCACACTCCCCTTTTACACAATTAGCGTGTGTGTCCAGGTTTCCCACCTGGGCACCACGTAGAGGGCATGGACAAGCATAATAGATCACGTTCTGTGCGTGGTGTCATCTGACAGCACCACGTCCCCAGTAGAAGTGCCGTACCTGCTATGGCGGCACGAACCTCTTTCGGTGTCCGGAAGATTCCGGGCACCACGCAGAGAGCGTGATCGGAAAGGATAGATATGGACAAAGAAAAGCTGGGAGCATTCCTGCGGCATGCAAGAGAATCTTGCAGTCTGAATCAGACACAGCTGGCAGAGCAGATCGGATATTCCATTGACTCTGTCAGCCGCTGGGAACAGGGCAAGCAGGCCATTACAGTAGAGGCACTGGTATCCATATTAGAGGTAACACATTTACAGGTCACACTAGGGGATAAGGAGGCAAAGGCATGTATAAAGATATTGTGATATCGCTCCTCGGGGCATTGCTCCTGGAGCCGGTACTGGGATCAACAGAGGTAGGAGAGCAGATCGCCATAGTCATGGGCTTGGCGGCTATGCTTTTTATTTTTTGCCTTTTTTGCGAGGATCAGGCAGAAAAATTGCAGAAAAAACAGAAAAGAATCCGGGAGCTGGAGCAGAAACTGGAAGAACTGAAGGGAGGGAAAGCAAATGAAAACAGAACAGTACTACATGGACAAGCTGTTGAAGATGGGGGACGAATTTACGAAAGCGGTGATCCGGAAGGACTGGTTTCAGGCGAAGTATCTGTATGACAAGGCAAGCGCCGTTGCAGTGTTTCTGGAAGCACCGCAGGAGATCCGGGAACAGTTATTCGGACGTTACAACGAGGAAAGAGACGAAAAGGAGCAGGGTGCCTTTGATGACCGCTCCATAGCAAAGGTTATGCGGGAATGCCTGATCAAGAACAATCTGGGCTTTGAGTGCATGGTCTACCGGATCCCGGGCGAGGCAGGCTACTACGGTGCCAGACCGGCGGCAGACGGTTATTACATGCCGGCGGAGCAAAACCCGGCATATCTGGCAAAATAAAAAGCCGGCATTTGGCGATGCCGGCCAGCTCACAGAGCTACTTATATAGACAAGATAATTGTAACTCTGTGGACTAAAAAAGTCAAGAAAAATGGGGCTTTTAGAAGCCCCTGCGCACTTGATTAAGATATTAAAGTTAGGATACAGAGATATGGTTAAGAGAAAGAAAATAAGGCTAAGGCATGGGGATGTACTGGATGTAGAAGAGTACCATGATGGGAATTATGGGGGGAAGGGTAAGACCAGACAGAAGAAGGAGAAACCAACCAAGGAACAGGTGAGGCTGATCAACAGAAGGAATAAGGCGAGGCTGTGCCGGTGGAGACTGATACAGTACTTTGACCAGGGTGACTTGTTTATCACATGGACCTATGCGACGGAGAACCGACCACCGGATATGGAAGGAGCACTGAAGGACTTCCAGAAGGCGATGGCAAAGGTCAGAAAGATCTATCGGCTGAGAGGAGCACCGATCTACTGGATCCGCAACATCGAACGCGGTACCAAGGGAGCCTGGCATATCCATCTTGCGATCAAGCAGACACCGGAGGGAGATGCAGCGGCTATCGTAACCAAGGCATGGACCAAGGGCGGCACCTACGTGGCGGAGATCCGCAATAGCAAGTTTACCGGAGATGATATGGAGCAGCTGGCAGGGTATTTGACCAAAGATGAGCACACAGCGGAGCCACGGAAAGACGGTACACCGGGCAAGCCCAGAATTGCAGAGTCATCCTACAATACCAGCCGCAATATGCCCCTGCCGGAGCCCAAAGAGGACAAGCTGGTCCGATGGAAACCGGAGGTCAAGCCACCAAAGGGATATTACATAGCCAGGATCCATGAGGGCATCAATCCGGTCACGGGATTTTTGTACCGGAGTTACACACTGATCAGGTTAAAAACACAGGAGCGGAAGAAACCGCCGAACAGGGTAAGGAGGTGTTGATAAATTGGAAAATGAATTGAAAGTAGTGGATATCTTTATAGGCACGACTCTCCGGGGATCTGCAAAGGGCTCCGGCAGGGTAATGTACATCATGAGGACTAAGCGCAAGAACGGAAGCGACTACGAAGCTGCTCCGCAGATCGCAGAGTATGACGATACCACGGAGAGCGCATCCGTCCTGCGCGCTATCCGGGATGCACTGCAGCGTCTCCATTATGCCTGCACCGTAGTGATCCATACAGAGTGTAGCAACGTGGCAGCAGCAATCGCACAGCACTGGCCGGAGAAGTGGCAGCACGATGGCTGGAAGAGCGCAAAGGGCAATCCGGTGAAGAATGCCGTATTGTGGGAAATGATCCTCCAGGACGTAGAGGAAGGTGGTCATATCCTTCTGGCGGAAGGTGAGAAACATGAGTATGCCGAGTGGATGCGCTTTAACATGCCACTGAAGAGAGCATTAAAAGACATTTTCACAGAAGTACCGAAAATCTGACAGTATAAGTAGGTGACCTGTGTTAGAGACCATTCCGGTGATGTCACCGCAATGGTAGAAATAGAATATTTTGACAGAATTGCACCGGTGCAACCGGGAAAGGAGACGGAGATGGAGAAATTTAAAACAGTAAAAGAATTGAACATAGTGGCAGCAGTCATGAAGATTGACAGAAATCTGACAGGACTGATAGAACTTGCTGAAAAGTACGGGCTGGAAAAGGAAGATGCAGAGGACTACATGGATAGCGACGATCCGGAGGAGACGCTCTGTAATGAGACGATGGCAGCTATTGGAAAACTGAAGCTGGAAGAACAGGACCTGAAGTTAGAGAGCCAGATGAAGGACTGGAAGGAGTTTGTAGTGCAGATGATATTGGAGTACCCTGCACAGCATAAAGAGGAAGACGGTGCTGCACTGGCCAATGCAGTATTTAACCCGGAGAAGAAGTTGCTGGACGTGCTGGCAGCCGGGCTGAAGCTGTCATCCAAGAATCGGATAGAGGTAGACAAGCGGATAATAAAGGCAGCAAGGCTCCCGGAGAGTGCCGCCTTTATAGGTATGTGTGGCCGGGATGATTTAAAAAAGATCATACTGGACTACTATCTGGGAAAGCAGGTGTGAAATGCGTGCATATAAAGGATTTCATAAGGACCTGAACTGCACCATGGGAAAAGGCGTGTTTTATTACGAACCGGGAAAATGGTACAGCGAGGAGGAGGCAAGATGTGCCAATACTGGATTCCATGCGACAGATAATCCCTTGGAAGTATTGAGATGGTACTCGAACGAAGGAGACAGATATTTTGCTGTGGAACTGCGGGGAAATATAGACGAGGACGGGATCGGCAGCAGGATTGCAGCGCCGGAAATCATGTTGGTAAAGGAACTTACGATAGATGACTTGTATCGTCTGGGAGTGTTGTGGATGTCAAAACATCCGAAATCAGAACTGGCAGCAGCCGTAATGGTGGAGAGCGGGGAGGCATACAGAAATGGAAATGTTATCGTCCGGGGAAAAAATCCGAGAGCCCGGGGGAAAGCAGGGGATAACCTTTACATCGTCAGGGACGATGTGGACGGGGGTATCGTGGAAATCGGTGCTTTTAAGGTAGACGGGATAAAGATCCTGCCGGATGTGTATTATGACGCAAAAGGGAGGCGGGTAAATGAGAAAAAGTGAACTGGAGAAGCTGAGGACACTGAATGCCACTCCGGCCATGATCCGGGCATTGCAGGAGCCGGGGACGAAGAGGTATTACAGTGGAAAGATTAACGAGGAAAAGTATCATCTTGCGGCCAGGTGCCAACAGCTAGGAGGATATCTGAAAATATCTATCTGCACCCGGGAAGATATCAGCAAAAAAGTGTATACACCGAAGTGGGATATCTTTATTAACTACGAAGGTGATGAGTATATCACAAGGGAGAGACAGAAGGACGGATCCTACAAATGGCGAAAGGCATATGGGTACAATCTGGAAGATTACACCTGGTATAACAAAGACTGGGATGAGTATGTATACATGAATCCGCCAGGCAACGTCCAGATACAGAAGATCCTGGGGACAATAAAAAAAGGATTCTGGGGGATGTGCGAGTGGCAGGAAGGCTGTAAAAAACGGAATGAGGATAAAAAAATAAAGAAGCTGACGGATCAGTGGGATAAGGATATGCAGCCGATCAAGGATCCACCAAAAGGATTCGAGACCTGGTGGCATCATAACGCATTCGACGGCAGCAATTATATTTATTATGCCTCGTCGAAATCTACGGAAGGATATTGTACGTCGTGCATCGGCAGGGTAAAGCTGCCGGAAAAACCGACACACAACACAGAGAGTAGATGCCCAGTCTGTAAGAAAAAGGTCACATACATATCGCGGGCAAAGAAAACACAATGCATCTGGATACGTGCACATGATGCTTCCTGCATCCAAAGATATAAGGACGGACTGGTGCAGAGAGACTTTGAAGTGCGGAGATGTGACGATAAGGATGCCCTGAGCATTAATAAATCTACTTACACCATCCGCGAGTACAGGAGAACCATTGTCACAGCAAAAGGATGGGGGACATATATCTACATGGATTATCGCAGGAGGGGAATGCGCTGGGCAGCAGACCCCGATGCCTGGGTAGGAAAACACTGCGAGACAATGTACCGGAAGAATTTCGGACAGATATTCAAAAAATACCATACGGCGTATCCGATTGCCGTGAAACATGGGTATAAAGCGGCAGGTCTGAGGTATTTTCTGAGCCAGGAGCAACGTTATCCTGCTATCGAGATGACTTACAAGGCGGGAATGTACAGGCTGGCGGATGACATGGTAAGGGACAGCTGGGGACAACTGGATAAAATATTGAAGAACAAAGCATCCGGTGGACTTGCAAAGATCCTTAAAATAGATAACGCCAGGATGAAGCGTCTGAAAAACATGGATGGCAATATCAGGATGCTCATATGGCTGCAGAAAGAAAAGGAGATGAATACGATATTGCGTGACTGCGATATAAAAACACTCACAGAAGCAGACATCAGTCCGGAAGATTTGAAAAGATCCAAAATCAGAAAATATCTGACCATTGAAAAAATCTGTAATTACCTGAACAAACAGGCAGAGTTGAGATCTCTAAAAGGTCATGGATTAAAAACATCAATATGGAGAGACTGGAACGACTACGTGAACATGATGGCCAAACTAAAGATGGACTGTAACAGGGAACTCCTGCTGAAACCGAAAGACCTTGCCATTGCACATAACGAGTTAGTGGCACAGATATCCATGCTGGATTCCTCAGAGGAAATTGCAGAAAAGAAAAAAGATTTCCCACAGGCACAGGAACTCATGGAATCTGGAGAACTGGAAAAATATGAGTATGATAACGGCACTTACTGCATTGTAGCCCCCAGGAGCATCGATGATATCTATCGGGAGGGAATCGTATTAAAACATTGCATTCACACCTGTGATATTTACTTCCAGAGGATCAACATCAGAGAAACCTATCTGCTCTTCCTTCGGCACAGCGCAGAACCGGATACTCCCTGGTACACGGTGGAGATTGAGCCGGGAGGAAACATCCGGCAGAAAAAGTCCGTACTGAATGAGGCATATAAGGATCTGGACGATGCAATGCCGTTTCTGCAGGAGTGGCAGCAGTGGGTGAAGAAAAATCTATCCGAAGAGGATAAGAAACTGGCAGAGAAGAGCGACAAGGCCCGCAGGGAAGGCTATAAAAAACTGCGGGAGCAGAAAAAGATAGTATGGCACGGGAGCCTGCAAGGAACACTGCTTGCGGATGCTCTGGAGAGTGACTTTATGGAGGTGATCTGATGGAATTAATGGAATACACAAAAACATATCAGGAATATAAACAGGAACTGGATGCAGTGCTCACCCGGACAGCAGAGGATTTTGTACAGATCGGCTATCTGCTCAAGGTAGCCAGAGACACAAATATATTGGCAGAGAGCGGATATGCAACCGTGACAGACTTTGCCAAGGCAGAATATGGCATAGATAAGACACAGGTAAGCCGCTTTATCAGTATCAATGACAGATTTTCTGAGGATGGCTACTCTGATCATCTGCTCACGAGCTACAAGGGATTTGGATACGCAAAACTTACATTGATGTTGCAGATCCCCGACGAGATCAACGAGGTACTTCCGCCTACGTTGTCCAAGGCAGAGATTCAGGACATAAAGGACGAGGTGGATGCTGAGAGCAAGGTAACGGATATTGAGGTAGAGATCGAGCGGGCGGAGGCAGCAGCCGTAACGGACAAGCCAATGCTCCCGCCGGAGGGCTCCCCGCTGTACAGGAACCTCTGGCAGCTGGGAAAAGAACAGGAAGATCTCTTTCGGAAATTATGGAGGGTATGCTTTTTACATACTGCATTTGGTAACAAAAACAATGCAGAGATCATGGATATCCTGATTCCGCAGGGCGATGCCGTGTACACCGTCCGGATCCCGGGAGAGCGCCGCACGCAGATCATTGTTAATTCTGATGGAGCTACCATCGTAAATTTGAAAACGCTGGAGCGGAGCAAATACACAGAGGATCAGATCTGTGATGCAGTCCGGTCTCTCATAGATGGAGGAAGCAGTCCTGAGGAGCAGTACAAGAAACTCTATGGCGAGGACCTGACTCCGGAAGAACCGGAAATTGCACCGGTGCAACCGGATGAGCCCGAGAAGGAGAAAAAACCGGAAAAGCGTAAGGAATCCCGTGTGACCAAGGCAAACACCGAAAAGAAAAAGCCCAAGAAACCGGAAAAGAAGCCGGAGCAGATGACCATCCCGGGAGCCGCACCGGATCCTGCACCGGAAGAGCCGCAAACACAGGTAAATGACTCGTCTTCCGGGGAAGCTGACGAGGATAATCAGAATACCGACACCATGGGATCGTCAGAGCAGGTACCTGGGCAGACAGATCTCGAAAAGGACTTTCCGCAATACTGCCCATCCGAAGGAGACCAGCGCACAGCTTATCGTCAGTCCATCCGTGGCAGCGTGGAGAACCTGGTACGATATGTCGAGATGGATCTGATTGCATCAGCGCGGCAGCAGCTATCCGATATCTCCGGCTATCTGGACCGCCTGGAAGAACTCAGCAAAGGAGGCAAACCGGATGGCAAAGATGTCGAAACAGGCGAGAGCGAGGGAGTTTAATGCCGCCTCTCGTCAGAGCATCAAGGAGCGGGATCTGTACCAGTGCATATTTTGCCGTATGGGATATCACATGGAGGACGTCACCTGGTACGGACAGCAGTTGCAGAGCATCATGCACTACATACCGCGCTCTAGGGGAGGTCTTGGGATCCCGCAGAATGGTGCATTGGGCTGCCAAAGTCACCATGAGATGCTGGACAATGGCAACAAGGGCAGACGGGAGGAGATGCTGCAACTCTTCCGAGCGTATTTGCAGGACCATTATCCGGACTGGAGCGAGGATGCCCTGACCTACAGCAAATGGAAATAATGTATATACAAATTTGTATATACAAAATGGAGAAATTATGAAAGCACGAACTGAACTTATCTCAGTACGACTGACACCAGAAGAAAAACGGCGAATGGAATATTGCGCTGAAATGATGGGAATTACACAGACAGAACTTTTAGTGCGTGGAATCAATCGCTATTACGACAGCGTCAAAGAAACAATTAAGAAATTAAACCAATAAGCCTTTTGGAGTGTACTCACGATAACTATAGACATAGCCACGGGGCGGCCGCTGATACCAAGAGGCAGCAGCCGTCCAGGAAGGAGACAACAATGCAGTATAAGGACTGGGACGGCAATCTTCTACCGGATCCTGCGCCGCGAATCCATAATGTACATATCGGGGATGTTATAAAAATAAAAGAAAACGAAGAGAATCCGGGGAGATGGGGAAAACCATTCAGGGAATACGAAATTATAGAAATTTATCCAAGAATAGTATTAACCAGGGATAAAAAGACCGGATTCCGCCGGAGCTTTTCTTACGGAGATCTCCTGACAATGGGATTGGAGAACCAGGATTCGGAAATAGAGACCATGCGTAGATCATACGCAAAGGACCAGCGGAAAGAGAGCATATCAATGACACGCAGCTCCTTCAATCCGGACTATGATCCGGAAAAATACCGAAAGAAGAGGAAAAAGAAGAATGAAGACAGTGGAGAAGAAAATCCTGCCGAAGTACTTCCAGACAGTGAGGAATGAGAGAAAAAACTTCGAGCTCCGCAAGGATGAGGACAATATACAGCCGGGAGACATACTGATCCTGCGAGAATGGAACGATGGCCAGTATACTGGAAGAATGGAAGCGCGTAAAGTAATGTATGTGCTCCGGGATGTACCGGAATATGGACTGATGCAGGGTTACTGTATCATCGGATGGTAAAGGAGGCAGCAGGGATGGAATTACAGGAACTTACAAATAAAGTACTGAGATTATTTGATGCGAAGACAACCGAAGATCTGCCAGAGAAATTGCTGACTGCAGTTCAAAATAATGATGAGACAGTGTATGAAAAATTTTGTGAGAATGTAAAAGATTTGAGCATCGACTGGTTACAAATGATTTTTCAGTATTACCATGCAGATAGAACGGAAAAAATGCAGGATTATACACCTAAGAGCTTAGCTGTGTTTATGGGAAAACTTGCAGGAAAATCAGATATAGTTACAGATATGTGCGCTGGATCAGGGGCATTGACAATTCAAAAATGGAATATGGACAAGAACCAAAAATTTGAATTATATGAATATGACAGCAAGGTAATGCCATTTCTACTGTTCAATATGGCAGTTAGAAATATTGAATGTAAAGTATATCATTCAGATGTATTGAAACAGGAAGTATTTCACACATACAAAATCGCAAGAGGAGAAAAATTCGGGAGATTTACGGAAATATGAAAATGAAGAAAACCTTAATATCAAATCCACCGTATAACATGAAATGGGAAATACCGCCATTCGCACAGATACAACCACGATTTTCTAAATGTTATGTAGTGCCACCTGCAAATAATGCGAATTATGCATTTGTACTAACAGGACTGGAAAAACATGACAGGTGTGTTTTCCTTCTGCCAGCCGCTATAATGAGCAGCAATCAAAAGGAGGAAAAGGCAATAAGAGAATGGTTAGTAGAGGAAAACCTGGTAGAAGCGGTGATTATCTGCCCGGACAACATGTTTGAGTCCACCGGGGTGGGAACCTGTATTATTGTTTTGGACAAAAACAAAGAACATGTAACCACGGAAATGATAGACATTAGGAATAGATATGTAGAGGAAATCAGAGATCAAAAAGGGCAATATGGTGGAACCTCTCATACTAACAGAATCTATCAGAAAAAAATAAAGGTTATTCCGGAAAAAATAATGGAAGATGTGCTGGATGCAATCAGGGAAAGAAAAAGTATTCCTGATTTTTGCAAATCAGTAAGCATTGAAAAAATAAAAGAGGATAAATATTCTCTTTTGGCGAGTCACTATCTCGATATACAGGAAGAGGAAGTAAAACATAGGAGCTATGAAGATATAGTAGAGGACCTAAACAGGGTGGTGAGAGAAAAAAACGCATGCAAGCTAACAATCAATGAAAGTCTGGCAAAAGGAATGGGATTCGATATCGAAATATACAAAAATGATCAGCAAGATACAGGACTCAATGAACTGCTTGTAAAATTGGGAGCACCACAGCTTGAAAAAGATAATTATTTTACAACATCAAAGAATAAAAACGAAATCCGATTTGAGAACAACAGCAAAGATATTCTGTCAAGCATCTTGGTGATGATTATGCAGACATGGAAACAGCACATATATTACCTGAATCAGCAAGAAAATAGATATTTGGCTGAATTGCGGGACGCACTGATTCCGGATATGATGAGTGGAAAAATTGATGTAACTTAGGATTTAGTGGAGGAAAGAAAAAATGGCAAAGATATCAAAAAAAACAATAACAGAGCTTGAAGATATTTTAAGCAGAGGATGTGATTATGCTGATACACAGTCGGTTGTAACAGAATATGCGAATGAAACATTGAAAGAATTGGGTTGTGAATTGTGCCAAGCAGATGATGCTTCAGTTGTAGATTGGGATGAAGATACAATATGTACAGTAGAAGATTTTGCTAACGCTTTTTGGGATAAGGCTGTTGAAGGAATATTGAATGTATTAAAAACACAAGATTAGGTTTGATAAACTGACCGGGAATTAGGATTTAGTGGAGGTAGAGAAAATGAAATTAATGATTACAGACACAAATGGAAACAAGATGTATTATGGCGGTCGCAGAAAAGATGGCAGCTATAAAATTACAAGTAGTGCATCAGATGCTTTTGATTTTAGCCCTAGAGCTAAAGGCAATATCAATCAGGTGTGGGGCAATCTTCAAAAGCAGCATCCTGACTATAAATTTGAGTATGTGGATTGAGTTAGGATTTAGTGGAGGTATGAAATGTTAAAACCAAATTGTGAAGCAAAAGAATTTGAAAAGTACGGATTTAAGCGTTGTAAAGGAATAGCAGGAAAAAGCGAATGTTACTACTTGTGCGTTGCTAATGGGTGCAAAATGCTTTTCGTAAGTAATTGTCTTTTTTGTGTTAATGATTGGAAAGACGATGATCCACGAATACATGAAAATCCAAATTGCAAATACAGAGATCATAGAGATTCGCTGGATATTATATATGATTTGATTAAGGCTAATATGCTGGTTAAGTTAACTGAAATATCGGAAAATTTGTGTAACAGAAAGGAGATATGTATGGCGAGACCGAAGAAAGAAGGTAAGAAGAACATCCGGAAGAACATCCGGGAGAATATCAGCATGGATCCGGAGCAGTATGAGAAACTGGTAGCTTACTGTCACCAGCAGGACAGACCTATCTCCTGGGCGATCCAGAAGGCGCTGGATGTATATTTATCGGAGGTGTAATATGAGAAGAATACGGCTTGTTAAGGTATTAGCACCGGAGAGCGTGGCAAGAACGTATGACAGTGCAGGAAACAGAGTAGACGAAGATTTCCGCTGTGTGGAATGCGGCATGGGAGTTGCCCGAGAATATGCCTGCTGTCCTTACTGCAAATGTGAACTTGACTGGGACAGGGTTATAAGTTCTTCTGATTGCGCATTTCGGAAATTGTTTGGTTGATTATTTGTGTAATTATGTGTAACGTTACACATCAAAACTGAAATTTAGGAACAGAGAGGAGAAACATGGGAAGAGAATTGAAGCGTGTACCACTGGATTTTGATTATCCATTACATAAAGTTTGGTACGGATATTTTGTAGATAACATTTCGTTTTGTATATCTTCGCAAAATGAGGAATATTGTGAAAATTGTAAGGAGTTTGCGAGGATCAAAGGGATTGATACAGAACAGTATGGATGCCCTAAATTTGATGAGTATTTCAAGCAAATTAAGGACAAATTAAAGGAACTCTGCGAACCACCGAAGGGAGAAGGCTATCAGTTGTGGGATACTACGAGTGAAGGGAGCCCCATAAGCCCTGTGTTTGAAACATTGGACAAATTGTGCAAATGGTGCGAAGTTAATGAAACTACCTTTGGTAAATTCAAGGCAACAAAGGAAGAGTGGAAAGAAATGCTGCAAGATGGCTTAGTATATCACAAAGAAGGAAATGCCATTATGTTTTAGTGGAGGAGAACGGGATGATGGATTTTTGCGAAAAAAATAGCGGCATTCCCGGAATCCATCCGGACAGTGAAAGGAGTGATAGAAAAAGGAAAAATGTTAAAAGTGTAATAAGTATCATAATACACAATCGGAAATTCCAGCTGCAGAAGGACTGCAATCGTTACATAAAAACAGCGGTAGACCATCCGACCAAAGATAGCATCTACCGCTCACTGCTTAAGGACATCATATCATAATGTGATACCTTAGGCAATACGAAAGAGGTGCGCATATGACTAAAAACGATTTAATCAACGACGTAGCCTATGAATTACGTGACAGCATGACCAGGGAACAGATCGACCGGATGAAGATTACGCTTTATGTAAAAATGCAGGACTTCGAGTTGGCAGAGATCAAACAGCTGCCTATAACTATGGAGCACGATAACGAGTGGTTAATGCAAAGGTATTGTGTAGACGGCGTGGCAGCAGGACTTCATGCTGGGACAATACGGAGCTATATCGGCATTATCCGTAAGTTTTTTGATCATGTCGGAAAAAATTATAAATATGTGACAGCGCAGGATATCACAGATTATCTTGCTATTAGATCCTATCGTGATCACATCAGCCACAATTATAAATCCACAATATACCGGTACTTATGCACATTCTTTTCCTGGGCATTTAAAAAGAGGCATATCCAGGACAATATTGTTGACGGAGTAGATAAGGTTAAGCAGATCAAGAAAAAGAAGGTACGATTGACAGATGAGGAAGTTGAAACTATCCGCTATGCGCTGCAAACGCCAAAGGAGAAGGCGTTGTTTGAGTTGATGATCTGTACCGGCATGAGAGTTGGAGAAATCTCTTACCTCAATGTGTCAGATATTGATCTGACAAATAAGCAGGTATCAATTTACGCAGAAAAAACGGATACCTACCGCACCGGAATGCTTACGCCAGTAGCGGTGATGGCACTACGAAATTATATCGGGGACAGGCCCGGGACTGATCCGCTGTTTTTGGCAGATCGGGCACCGTATAACCGGATGCACACCTACGGAATCGAAAAGCTGGCTAAAGAAATGGCTCTGCGTGGAGGAGTAACCAGGATAACAGCCACTGTGCATGTGTACCGTAAGACCTTTGCATCCGTCCTTTATCGTAAGACAGGAGATGTCCTGCTGGTGAGTAAATTACTGGGACATGCAAAGCCGGACATGACAGTCCAGTATTACCTGATAGATGACATCGAAGAGATGCAGCACAAATACAACAGAGTAGCATAGCAACCGCACCGGAATTGCGCCGGTGCAACAGAAAGGAGAAAGCATCGATGCAAAGAATTAACAGAGCAAGCTGGAGGATTATCGAAACTATATTATTACGGTATCCCCAACGCAAGAAAGAATATGAGGAGTACATATCGGACATTATGGCATCACCGGCGGGAGGCAGCAGTCGTCCGTCGGATCCTGCCAAGGAAAGAGACAAGGCACAGTCTGTCACAGAGGCAAAAGCCCTGAAGATGACATCCGTATACCATGAACGGATCAAGAAAGAGATTGAGGCAGTGGAATTTGTATATAATTCTCTTCGACCAGAAGAACAGAAGGTAATCCGGATCAGGTACTGGAGTAAAGGTCTCAGAGCACCGATTCCCTACCTAAAAATCGGTGGTGCCTCGTACAGTGAGAGACAAATGAAGAGGATAGTTTTTAAGACCATAGAACAGATTGGAAGGTATATTGGGGAGTTAAAGTAAAAGATGGCATGATTTCGCATGTCAAATGTGATAATATAGTATCGTGATAAATTAGTGACAGGGCAATGCAGATAGCTGCGTTGCCTTTTTTCGTGGAGTTGCACCGGTGCAACTTTAGAGAGATGGTGAGCAGATGGCAAAAGGCAAATACAAATATTGGCTGACACCGGAAGGCTTACTAAAGCTGGAAGGATGGACAAGAGATGGACTAACAGAAGAGCAGATCGCTGGTAATATGGGAATCTCCAGGTCTACATTAAATGAATGGAAAAAATTGTATCCGGACATTTCGGACACCCTAAAAAAGGGAAAGGAAGTTGTGGACCTGCAAGTGGAAAATGCGCTCTTAAAAAGGGCACTGGGATATCGGTATACAGAAGATAAATATGTAAGCGTTCCGATGGAGCAGGAAGAATATAGTCAAAAGCTATTTGAATATATGAATCGCTACAAACTGGAGCATCCGGAGGCAACAGATGATGAGCTGATGCTTGTAAGAGAGAAGTTCCCTAAAACAAAAGAAATGCTTGTGGAACGAAAAGTAAAAGAAGTAGAGCCGGATACCACGGCCCAGATATTCTGGTTGAAGAACCGGAAACCGGATAAATGGAGAGATAAACAGGATGTCCAGATCTCCGGAGAACTCAAGTCCGAACAGAGTAAACTGGATGACCTGATTAGACAGATGCGTGGTGATGGGTAATGAGCGCAAGTAAGCTCCTGCTGTCAGAGAAATACAAAGCATTCCTGAAATGCGATGCTCCGGTGGAATTCCTGGAAGGAACCACGGCGGCAGGTAAAACAACGGTAGGAATCTTCAAGTTTATGCTTAAGGTGGCGGAAAGCCCCAAGAAGCTGCATATCATTGCAGCGGATGACACTGGAACTGCTGAGAAGAACATCATCAACAAGGATCTTGGTATATTGGATGATTTCGGGATCCTGGTGGAGTATAACGGCAGCGGAACCAAAGACGATAAGATTCCGCATCTGATTCTGCATACTGGCAAGGGGGATAAAGTAATTTATGTGCTGGGCTACGGTAACAAGAAAAAGTGGAAGAAGGCCCTGGGTGGACAATATGGCTGTCTGTACATAGATGAAGTAAATACCGCAGACATAGATTTTGTTAGAGAAGCATCCATGAGATGTGATTATCTGATGGCAACACTGAACCCGGATGATCCGGGACTGCCGGTGTATAAAGAATATATCAACTGTGCGCGTCCTCTTCCGGAATGGAAGGATGAGACACCGCAGGAAATCATAGAGGAACTGAAAGAAGAGCCAAAGGACGGATGGATCCACTGGTTCTTTTCTTTTAAAGACAATGCAGGCCTTCCACCGGATAAGCTGCAGATGATCCTGCAAAACACACCTAAGGGTACCAAAATTTGGAAAAACAAGATTCAAGGTCTCCGCGGAAAAGCGACAGGGTTGGTATTCTCCAACTTTGTCAGAAAGAAACATGTTGTTACTGCTGCGTGGGTGAAGAAACAGATTGCGGATGGGAATATCCGTTTCAGGAAGTTTACAGCAGGACTGGATACATCATATTCCTCAAAATCTCCGGATACTATTGCAATGATCTTCCAGGGCATTACGGATGACCGCAAGCTGATCACACTAGCTGAGAAGGTATATAGCAATGCGGATCTCAGTGTGCCGCTGGCTCCTTCTGACACAGCGGTAAAGTTTATAGCTTTTCTGGATAGATGCAGATCGGAATGGGGATTTGCAAAAGAGTCTTTTATTGACTGCGCAGATGCGGCGACAATAACAGAACTTCGAAAGTATAAGCGCCTGCATGGGTGCCTTTATAATTTCATTGAGTCCTACAAGAAGGTAACAATACTGGACCGTATCAATTTACAACTGGGATGGATCCAGCAGGACTGCTATCTGGTAGTTGAGGATTGTACAAACCATATCTCAGAATTGGAACGCTATTCATGGGACGAGGAAGAGGATGTTCCGGTACCGGAGGATAAGAACGACCATACGATCAATGCAAACCAGTACGGATGGATTCCATACCGGAATATGATTGGATTCGAGGAGGATAAACAGAGGTGAACCTGATGGAAAAGATAAATGAGAATATCAAAAGAGGTATACGGAGCTGGCTGAATGTTTCTCCGGCGAATCCCTATGTGTTCAATATCAATGAGATGATGGACTTCGAGGGGAATGCGATCCGAAACCGCATCTGGTATCGTGGTGACAGCAACGAACTGGAGCAGTTCTATGAGCAGAATGCGGAATATGCAGATAAATATAAATTCTGGTCCAGCAAGAGTACACCGGGGATGGAAATGCGCAAGATCCACACAGGTGTTCCGGCGCTTACGGTGAGAACTCTGGCAGCAGTAGTCCTTCCGGATATGGGGGAATTTGAATTTTCCTCAGAGAATCAAAAGCAGAAACAGATATGGAAAGACATTGCAAAGCCTGAGAATAATAACTTTGCCGATAAGATAGAGGATGCAATCAAAGAGACGCTGTATATCGGAGACGGGGCTTTTAAAGTGTCCATTGATACAGAGCTCAGTAAGTATCCTATTTTAGAATGGTATGCCGGGGATCGTGTCGAAATCATCCGGAAAAAGGACAAGGTCAGGGAAGTAATATTTAAGACACCATACAGCGGAGGAGGCAAGACATATGTGCTCAATGAGATATATGGATATGGGTATGTAAAGAACGAACTTTATCTGGATAACAGACAGGTTCCGCTGACTAAATTACAGATAACCGATTCACTGGAAGACGTGACATTCGATAAAAGCGTTATGCTGGCGGTGCCTATGATGTTCTATAAGTCGACAAAATATGAAGGACGTGGCGGAAGCATCTTTGACGGAAAGGTGGACAGCTATGATGCACTGGATGAAGTATGGAGCCAGTGGATGGATGCACTGAGAGCAGGAAGAGCCAAAACATATATTCCGGACTGTCTGGTTCCGAGGGATCCGGAAACAGGAGCTGCGATAACACCGAATCCGTTCGATAACAGATATTTTGCAGCAGAAGGAGACCAGCGCGAAGGGCAGAAAAACGTAATCAGTACAGACCAGCCGAGCATTCCTCATGACAGCTATCAGGCTTCCTACTGTACGGCACTGGACCTTTGCCTGCAGGGGATCATCAGTCCTTCTACACTGGGGATTGATGTAAAAAAACTGGATAATGCAGAAGCGCAGCGTGAAAAGGAAAAAACAACGCTGTACACAAGAAATATTATCGTGGAAACTCTTCAGACAGTATTGCCACAGGTAGTATCCATGTGTATCAACGCATATCACCTGATGAAGAATGAGGCAGTGGAAAGTGTAGAGGTAAATCTCCCATTTGGAGAATATGCCAATCCTTCATTTGAATCTCAGGTGGAAACAGTTGGTAAGGCAAAGCAGAGCGGAATCATGAGCATTGAGCGCTGTGTGGAGGAATTGTATGGTGACAGTCTGGATGATGATTGCAAACAGGAAGAGATCGCAAGGCTCAAGGCAGAGCAGGGTATTCAGAGTATTCCGGAGCCGGAAATCAGGACGGATGCAGGAGAATTCAGGATAAACGGATTTACAGGAGGCAGTGATGGAAGTAAAAGTAGCGAAAAAAACATACCGGATGAACCGGGAGGAATACCAGGGGCTCCTGAAGGTGGCCAGTGAGCAGGTCCCGAAAGGAATCTATGCAGTGGAAAAAGGTAATTATGCGGAACTCCGATGTGATCATTGTACCAGCGTCACGCAGATCAAGACATTGACCAGACAGTTTAAAAGCCAGGGATTCAAGGTATATGCAAACGGCAGGTGATTAGATGCCTAAGATAAATTCAGAATATGACATCGGAGCAGCATTCGAAGCTATTGAGAATGAACTCATTGCTTCTATGATCCGGAATATGCGAAGACATAAGATTGAGGAAATCGATGAGGACAAGCAGTGGTCCATGTGGCAGGCAGAACAACTCCGGTCGTTGGAAAAGTACAGAAAAGAGAATCAGGAGCGGTTCGGTGCGAAATTCAAGGATATCAATAACCGAATCGAAGCACTGATCAGTACTGCCAGGGATGAAGGAGATATGGAGCAGGAGATAGCCATACTGGAGGCTATAAAGAAAGGTTTCCCGGCAAGAAAGGTGAGCCCCGGAGCATCGGCGGCATTCTTCCGGTTGAACCAGAGGAAGCTGGAGGCACTGATCCGGGCGACGACATCAGACCTGGAAAAGGCTGAGACAGCCGTCCTGCGCATGGCAAATGACCAATATCGCAAGATTATTTTTAATGCTCAGATATATGCCAACAGCGGAGCCGGAACCTACGAGAAGGCGGTAGACATGGCTACAAAGGATTTCATTGCCGCTGGTCTTAACTGTGTAGAATATGCCAATGGATCCAGACACACATTGGCAGACTATGCGGACATGGCAATACGGACAGCCAGTAAGCGTGCATACCTGCAGGGGGAAGGGCAGAAAAGGCAGGAATGGGGGATATCCACGGTGATCATGAATAAGCGTGGAAATCCCTGCCCCAAGTGTTTACCGTTTGTTGGTAAGATACTGATCGATGATGTATGGAGCGGCGGAAGCGCCAAGGATGGACCATATCCCCTGATGAGCGCGGCAATAGCAGCAGGACTATACCACCCTAGATGCAGAGACAGCCACACTACCTATTTTCCAGAACTGGAGGATTTGGATAATGAATACAGTAAAAAAGACATAGAAGATATCGAAGAACAGAACAGGAAAGAAGCAAGACAGCAATATGCAGAGAGACAAGAGAAAAAATTCCATAGATTAGCATCATTTTCACTGGATCCGGAGAATAAAAGCAAGTACCGTGCGAAGGAAAAAGAATGGAGTCAGGAAACGGAAGACCGGTATAAAGTTCCTGATGAGGTGAAAGTGCCGAGATCGGATACTCCGCAGATTATGATCGATTTAATGGATCAGTACACAAGAGATGAGTGCATCAAGATAGATGAACTGTCAGAATATGCATTTTCGTATGATCTTGATAATGATTTGATAATTATCAATCCGAGACATCCGCAGTATGAAGAGGAGAACTACAAGCATGTGCTGGCGCATGAAATAGCCCATAGAATTGATCATAATGAGTATGGCAGTCCCATGTATGCTGAATTCGCAGAGGCAATAAAAAATACAGAAAACAAAATATTGCAAAAAAAGGAGAAGTATCAACGGAGACTTGCTGTAAATGGTGATTTAGAGTACAATTACTTCATCAGTGATATAATGTCATGCATAACAGACAATGTGATTACAGGAGTATACAGACATGAATCACAATACATAGGTAAACCCGGATATGCGGAGTCGGAGATATTTGCGGATATATATGCTGCATTGTATCAGTCGGATGATATAACTGTAGAATTCATAAAAAGTGAATTGCCAGAGCTATATGAAGCATTTATGAAAGTGCTAAAGAGGTAATTATGTTCAAAAAAGAATTTGTTGAAAAAATGAAAAACGATGAGGAACTGCAGGAGTTGCGCAGGAAAGTATTATCCTTCTCCGAAAAAATGGGAGATGCCGCATACATCATCGGAAAAGATAAAAGCTATGAGGATTATAAAGAACGTTTGCGAAGAATGGTAAAAGAACATGAAGCCACCGGTCAGTAGATTGGTGGTATTTTTATCTCGAAAAAAGAAAATTGCACCGGTGCAACAAATAATCTGGAATCAACACGCTTCATGGCGTGTTTTTTTATGCCCAAACACGAGCAAGGCAATAAACTGCAGCGTGACCGGAGACACCGAAGACAATGGATCGCAGTAAGGGTGACACCCTCAAAATGGAAAGGAGCACGTTATGTTTTACAAGACAGTAAGAAGATTCTTAGACCCCGATGGAAGCCAGGGCGGAGCACCGGCAGGAGAACAGACTGATCAGCAGTCACAGCAGAATGCAACACCGCAGATTGACTATGGGAAAATCCAGCAGATGTTGGATGGAACGCTTGCGGCAAAAGAGGATACGGCATTGAAAGCCTATTTCAAGCAGCAGGGACTTTCCCAACAGGAGGTGGAACAGGCTATAGCAACCTTCAAGGAACAGAAGGCGGCAAATCAGCCGAATGTGGAAGCATTGCAACAGCAGGCTGCAACCGCAGCAGCTGAGGCAAGACAGGCACAGATCCAGCAGGCAGCGACGATGACAGCAGTCGGACTGGGAATCAGCGTAACATCCATTCCCTATGTACTGAAGATGGCAGATTTCAGCCAGACAGTAGGACAGGATGGAAAGATCAGCAATGAGAAACTTACGGAAGCCCTGAATAAGGTGCTAGAGGATATTCCTGCATTAAAGCCGCAGGAGACAGATACTACAGGTTTCCTTCATGTAGGGACAGGCGGAGATCCTTCGCAGCATACACAACAGGCAACCGTACAACAGCAACAGACACCGACCAAAAGATGGAATCGGTGGAACTAAGGAAAGGAAGGTATGAGATATGCCTAATTTAAACTATGCACAGCAGTGGAGTCCTGAACTCCTGCAGATTCTGATACAGGGAGCGTTAACATCTCCCTTCATTACATCTAATGTAAGATGGCTGGATGCGAAGACATTCCACTTTACACAGACGAGCACCACTGGTTATAAGAATCACAAGAGAACCGGTGGTTGGAACATGGGATCCTTCGATCAGACAGATGTTCCATTTACAGTAACCCATGACAGAGACGTTCAGTTCCTGGTAGACAAGGCAGATGTGGATGAGACCAACGCAACTGCATCCATGCAGAATATCTCCAGAACCTTCGAACAGACTCAGGTAGTGCCTGAGACAGATGCCCTGTTCTTCTCCCGTGTGGCACAGGTGGCACAGAAGACAGAGGGATATCACAGCCAGACCGCTATTTCTGCTTATACCAAGGCAAAGGTATTCGGAATGCTGAAGGACATCCTTGCAAAAGGAAAGTTGAGACGGTATAAGGCAAATGGCAGCCTGCTTATGTATGTGGTCAGTCCTATTATGGATGCACTGGAGCAGTCCACTGAGTTTACCCGTAAAATTGAACTTACACAGATTGCTGAGGGTGGTATCGGCATCGAGACAAGAGTAACGGAAATCGATGGTGTACCCATCATGGAAGTTATCGACGATGAGCGTTTCTATGATGCTTTCGACTGGGAGCCTGCTGAGGGTGGATTTGCTCCGTTGAAAAAGGTGGCCGAGGACACCAGTAACCACGTTGCTGCTGTAACCGGAGCTCATAAGATCAATGTACTGGTGGCATGCGGACAGACCTGTAAGACGGTTCCTAAGATCGCGTCTATCTATTATTTCAATCCCGGAACACATACCGAAGGAGACGGATACCTGTACCAGAACAGATCTCTGTCTGACACCTTTGTATTCCCGAATGGTCGTGACGGCAAAGTGGACAGCGTCTATGTAGATGTAGATACCACGGAGTACACCGGGGAGTAAGGAGGACCTATGTCCTACAAACCTTATGTAAGAAAAGAAGAATATAAAGATAGTTATAATGGCAACGTGATTCCTGACGGAGAGCTTGAAAGAGCACTTCGTCAGGCCTCCCGGCATATTGACAGTCTGACATTTAACCGGATTGTGGCAGCAGGATTCGACCATATGACAGCTTTTCAACAGGAGACCATCAAAGAGGTTGTCTGCATGCAGGCAGATTTCGAGTATGAGAATGCAGATGAAATCAATACGATTTTATCCAGCTATAGCATAAATGGAGTATCCGCACAGTTCGGAAGTTCCTGGAATGTTTTTATGGAAAAAGGTATTGCCATGAAGCGGGATGTCTATTCGTTGCTGATGCAGACGGGTCTGTGTTGCAGAATTGCGAGGTGATTCCATGAAATATCCGTGTCTGGTGCCCAAAAGATTATGCAAGACAGATATCTCTGTTGCGATAGATCAGGAAGGACTGAACAAATACGGGGAGCCATTGAAGCCGGTGGAATATTCCGGAAAATGTAACTATCAGGACAAAGCCAAGACTGTGCTGACAGCCGAGAAGAAACTGATAGAGATTACAGGAACAGCATTGTTTCCAGGAGATATTTGCCCGGAGCTTCCGGCTATATCCGGAGGAAGTGCTGTGATATTTGGGGGTAAGCGCAGGATTCTGGAAGGGCGTAAGGCGAGAAACCCGGACGGAACAGTCAACTATACGGAGGTGCTGCTGGTATGATCAGTGTAAACTCCACAGTAAAGCTGAATTTTCCGAAGATCCAACAATTGACGAGAGCACAGGTGATGGCTTTAGAGCAGACCGCTGAGGCATTACATACCAATGTGGTGCAGGCACAGGTGTTCCCAAGGGATACCGGCAATCTGCAAAACGAGAGCACTTTTGTCGATTATTCGGAGAGCAGCCAGGGAAAAGTCAGTATCATATCTAGCACACCCTATGCAAGACGGCTTTATTTTCACCCGGAATATCATTTCCAGAAGACGGAGAATCCGAATGCAAGAGGCGAATGGTATGAGGACTGGATCTCTGGGAAGAAATCAGAGTACTGCCAAAAGGCATACAAACAAATATACAGGAGGATTGCCGGATTATGATGTTATCGGATGTGCGGGATTATGTGGAATCCATTGAACTGGCAGACCATGTATATATGGGAAGCCTGCCGGACAAGCAGGAGAAGTCCATCGGTGTTTATAACAGCAAACATCAGCAGGAGTATAAGACAGCATTAGGAGGACCACAACTTGTATCTTACGGGACAAAATATGTCACCCTGTTGATTCACTGGAATAATTCGCCGAGAGAGTCAGAAAAGACAGCCATGACAGCATTTGATGCGGTGAAGGCTGCAAGAAATGTAACGGTCAACAATCAGTTGATAAAATTTATACAGCCTCTTTATGAACCGCAGGATGTCGGAAAAGATGATGCCGGTATCTGCGAATGGGTCATAGAGATGGCTGTTATTTATGAGAAAGGAAAAGGTGAAAAAGAATGAGCACACCTATTACAGGAGTATATCCCTGTTATGAAAACCAGTTTCAGGTTGATGCTGCGGAAAGCGGAGCTGAAAAAAATATGGTTAATATTGCGGACTGTGAGACATTCAGCGTATCCTTCGACAATGGAGTAGAGGAATGGCATCCTTTTACGGAAGAAGGATGGGTAAGACGTCTGCTTACCAGTAAAGGTGTCACGATTTCCGTGACTGCAAAAAGGAACGTCGGAGATGCCGGTAACGATGCTGTAGCGTCTCTTGCATGGGTAAACGGCCGCTCCGCAGAGAAAAATGTCCAGTGGACATTCCCGGATGGAACGGTGGTTAAATTTAACGGGGCAGTTATTAACGTGAAAAATATCGGCGCTGGAGACTCTACAGCCGTGGCTCCTCTGGAGTTTGATATTATGAGCAACGGCAAACCGGAGATTTCTACAGCAGCATAAAAACAGGAGGCTATTATGGCAAAGAAAATTGTAGATATTACAGAAAAACTGAATTTTGATGAGAATCCGGTATTGAAGGTGAAGGATGTCACCATAGAAGTCAATTCCGATGCAGCCACTGTACTGAAGATCATGGGCCTTTTTTCGAAGGGTACATCAGCTAAAGAAGTGTTGGCGGTATATGAACTGATTTTCAATGAGAAGGATCGGAAAAAGATCGATAAACTGAATCTCCAGTTTAAGGATTTACAGACGATCATCATGGCAGCAGTAGACCTGATCACGGGAGATGAAGAGCCGGGAGAGCAGTGACCCGTACTATGATCTGATCGGAGATTACAGTCTGATCGTATCATCCTTCCAGGCTCAGTACGGGATACGGCTGTCGAAAGAAATTGATACCATGAAGTGGGATGAGTTTAGGGATCTTCTTATCGGAATCGGACCGGAGACACCGCTGGGACGGATCGTAGCAATCAGGGCCGAGGAGGATAAGGATATCTTAGACCATTTTACTCCAGAACAGCACAGAATCAGAAATGAATGGCGTGCAAACAGAGCAAAAAAGGTAGCGCCTGATAATATGGCAGCAGTACTTGATCAACTGAAGAATGCGTTCATTTCTCTGGCAGGGGGCGATATACATTGAAAAAGTAGATAAGAAAAAAGTAGTGTGTCCTTACTGTGGGCATCCGGTGAATGCAATGCAGACGGAAGATGCACATTGCAGAGGAATTTATTTCCGCTGTAAAAATAAGGACTGTAAAAAGATTTTTGAGTTGAAGTTATAAGACGCTGTGCCGATGTGCCTGTCTTAGAAGGCAGGCTGGTTATGAGTGAAGCTACAAGCGTTGGACAGATCGGATTAGATCTGGTCGTAAATAAAAAGGACTTTAATAAGCAGATGAGCGGCATCCAGAGCCTGGCTACGAAAGTAGGTAAGAAACTGGCTGCCGCTTTTGCTGTAAAAAAGCTCGTAGATTTCAGTGAGAAGTGTATCGAACTGGGATCAGATCTGAGTGAAGTGCAAAATGTTGTGGACGTAACATTCCCGGCAATGTCAAAGCAGGTAGATAAATTTGCGCATAATGCCGCAACTGCATTTGGACTGTCCGAGACGATGGCCAAGAGGTACACAGGAACCTTCGGTGCAATGGCCAAGGCTTTCGGATTCAGCGAGAAGCAGGCATACGATATGTCTACCACTCTGACAGGACTGGCGGGAGATGTGGCATCCTTTTATAACATATCTCAGGACGAAGCATATACAAAGCTGAAATCGGTATTCACTGGAGAAACAGAGAGTCTGAAAGATCTTGGTGTCGTCATGACACAGACGGCACTGGATGCCTATGCTATGGTCAACGGCTACGGGAAGACCACTGCGGCTATGTCGGAGGCAGAAAAGGTAGCCCTACGGTATTCCTTTGTTCAGAGTAAACTGGCGACGGCATCCGGGGACTTTATGCGGACTTCTGATGGCTGGGCCAATCAGGTCAGAATCCTGAAGCTGCAGACTGAGTCTTTTATGGCGGCAATCGGTCAGGGATTGATCAACGTCTTGACACCGGCAATCAAGGTGATCAATACCCTGATGGGAAAACTGGTACAGCTGGCGAATGTATTTAAAGCATTTACGGATAAATTTGCCGGGAAGAAGGGTAATGATGTAGCCACAGGCATGGCGGCTGCAGAGGTTGCGTCTGCCGGAATCAGTGATAATATTAATGCCGCGGGAAAAGCAGCTAAAAAGTTAGGTGGATTACTTCCAACTGATGAATTGGATTTGCTCTCCCAGAAGACAGATTCCTCTTCGGCATCCGGAGGATCTTCAGGAATAGATATTGCTGGTTTGCAGACTTCCACGCAGGAAGTTGAAGCCAGTGTGGATAAAATTTCGAAAAAACTCTCAGATGCATTCAAGATTCCCGGTGTCAAAAATTTTGCAGATCAGTTCAACAATGGTCTGAAAAAGATTGATTTCGGAAATCTGAAGGATAATTTTTCAAGAATCATGGCTCAGATGGATCCATTGGCCAAAACTACAGTCAGAAACATTGAGACAATCATGGATCCGCTGGGAGGATATCTCGGAAACAGAATCGGGAATAAGATTGCTGTTACAGCCAAGGCGGTAGACCTAGGGCTGGATGGAATTGCAAGCTATCTGGAGCGCAACAGGAAAAAGATAGAATCCTGGAGCAGTGATGTAAGCCAGTCTATTGCGAACGGATTTACAAATCTTACGGATATCAATGAGCAGATATACAATAATCTGCTCGGGGCACTGGATAAAGCAGGACCTGATATTGCAAACGGAATCAATGATATTCTGACTGGATGTACTGGATTTGGAATGTCACTGGGAACAATCTTCGCGGAAGGGTTTGAAATTTCCACAGAACACACATCCCAGTGGATGAAAGACAATCAGGAGCTGATAGAAGGTACACTCACAGATCTGTTTGAATTCGGTGGAGAATGTGCATCACTGGCAGGAAAAATTGTTGAAGAACTTGGTAGCTCTCTTACAGACTGGTGGGAGTCTCAGGGAAGCAGTACCTTTGGAAACATTGTAGATGCCTGGAATGATATCAAGAAGACGGTTTTAGAACTGTGGAATGATATTGCAATGCCGGTACTGAATCATGCAAAGGAAGCGTTACAGGAATTATGGGAAGAAAATCTAAGACCACTATGGGATAACATTCTTAATCTGATCAGCTCAGTAGGCGATTTCCTTGCAGCCGCGTGGAGTACCGTAATCAAACCAATTATTGGGTATCTGGCACCGACAATCAAGCAGGTGGCAGACATTGTGATAAACATCATGAGTACCGTATTCGCAACCGTGTCAGACATTATATCTGGAGCCATGAAAATACTGGGAGGACTGTTGGACTTCCTCACCGGAGTGTTTACAGGCAACTGGAAAAAGGCATGGGAAGGCTTACAAAAAATTACGGATGGAATCTGGCAAGCAATTTGGGGATCTATCAAGGGAGTATGTAATCTTATTATTGACGGTGTGAATGCAATGATTTCACTGATATATTCTACACTACGCAATGTGGTAAATGGCATCGGAAGCGTCGCAAAGAAGGCAGGAGATCTGGTTGGAAAAGACTGGGGCTTCGAAATGCCGAGTGATCCACCGCAGATACCTAAATTGTGGAACGGTGGATATGTCAAGGCTAATACGCCACAGCTTGCCATGATCGGTGATAATAGGCATCAGGGAGAAATTGTATCACCGGAAGATAAGTTACAGAAAATGGCACTGAGTGCAGCGCAGGCTGCGGCAGGATCTGGAGGAACCATTTCCGCGGAAAAGCTGGATAAGATCATTACACTTTTGGAGACCATCATCAGAATCATAGCTTCTGGAAATACGATAGAAATAAATGGCGTGAAATTTGCGGAATTATTGAAAAAGGTAAACAGGGAGTATTTTAAGGCAACCGGAAATTACCTGTTGCTGGATGTATAAGGAGGCAACAGAATGGCATTTCAAGGGTGGCTGTTAAAAGTAGGAGATACAGATATTTCGAAATATGTGGATATCGAAAATTATAAGGTAAGCCCAGAACAGAGAGCAGACTTGGATTCTGACAGAAATGGATTGAATAAGTTATACCGTGAGGTCGCAGACCATTATACAACCAAAATAGAGTTCAATACAATTCCTATGGAGTCTGCAGAAATGACAGATTTTCTGCAGGCTTTGGAAACTGCATACATAAATGTGAAGGAAAGGAAAGCATTAGTCACATACTTTGATGTGAACACCGGAGAATATAAGACGGGAGAAATGTATGTGCCGAATTATACAGTAGAAACGAAGTCGTGGAACGGCATGGAGCTTGAGTATAAACCTCTGCGTGTTGCATTCATAGAGTATTAAGGAGGAGACATGGTAGATTACAAATATAAAGATATTTATAATGACACATCTGTTTCCAAAAAAATGCAGATTGAATGTAGTGATGGAAGTGTGCTGAATGAGGAGGACTGGAAAGGTGAAAGCGCAGAACTCACAGAGAGACTATGCTCAGAGAGTGAAATAAGTTTTGGCAGATGTGAGGCGAGTACTTTCAAATTGAGGGTCAGGGAACGGGTAGTACCTCTTGCAGGGAAAAAGATATCAGTATCAGTAACATTGGAAGGAGCCGATGAGGCTCCTTTTATGATGGGAGTTTATAAAGTGGATTCTGATGTACCTACGGCAGATAGAAGATATCGGGATATCGTAGCATACGATGCTATGTACGACATCCTGAATACAGATGTGGCTGCGTGGTATAACAGCCTGACATTTCCGATAACTCTTCGGCAGTTCCGGGATAACTTTTGCACATATGTCGGCGTGGAGCAGGAAGAAATTACGTTGGTTAACGATGATATGGTGGTAGAAAAAACCATAGATCCCGGAGAACTCCCAGGAAAGACGGTTATAGAAGCCATCTGCGAGATCAATGGCTGCTTTGGACACATTACCCGAGCAGGCAAGTTGCGATATGTGGTGCTGGAGCAGATGATAGAGGGGCTGTATCCGGCGGATGATCTGTATCCGTCAGATGACCTTTATCCTGCAGATCCGATGGGAACATCGGAAGTATCCAAGAGCATGTATCTATCCTGTCAGTATGAGGACTTTATCTGTCAGCATATTGATAAGCTGCAGATCCGGCAGGAAGAGAACGACATCGGTGCTATCTCCGGTACCGGTAATAACTGTTACATCATAGAGGATAACTTTTTGGTGTATGGCAAGTCTGCGGCAGAACTGCAGACTATCGCAGACAATGTCCTCAGCGTGATCGGTGTCGTATGGTACCGTCCGGCACAGGTGGAAGCCCGCGGCAATCCCTGCCTGGAGGTGGGGGATGGCATTTTGTTACATACGACCCGTGAAGATGTGTACACTTACATCCTGCAGCGAACCCTGAAAGGCATCCAGGCACTCCGGGACAGTTATACAGCGGAGGGTGAGGAGTACAGGACCGGACAGGTTAATGGACTGCAGAAGCAGATTATCCAGTTAAAGGGAAAAACAAATGTGCTTACCAGGACGGTGGATGAAACTCGTCTGGAAATGAAAGATATCAACCAGAATCTGTCCACGCAGATCAGCATCAATGCACAGCAGATCCTTACCAAGGTATCCAAGGACAATATCGTTTCAGAGATCAATCAGACTGCGGAAAGCATCAAGATCAAGGCAGAACGGATAGACCTGGTCGGTGTGGTAAATGCGGATGAACTGGTCAGCAAATATGCCACCATAGAGACGTTGAATGTGACAAAACTGGAACTGAACAACCTGATTGCCACCAAGGCAACCATTGACTCTCTGAATGCCGTCAGTGGCCGCGTGGGGAGCTTGGAAGCAGATCATGTGACAGTCTCTGATCTGAATGGTGTAAGCGCTCGTTTGGGAACGGTAGAAGCCAACTATATCAGCGCCGGAACCGTAAAGGCTGATTACATGGAGGTAGCCAACTGGACATCCTCCGGTGTAATTAAAGCGGACAGAATCAGCGCTGCGACTATCGTAAATAAGCTATCAAGCGTTGATCTGGTCAGCGTAAGAGCAATGGGTGTCAGCGGGTACATGAATTATAAAGGTACAGTAGTTGCGTGGAGAACAAAAAACATTAGTGGGACTGTTATAACTTATTTGGGACCGGAGGATTAAGAATGAGCAATTTAGAAATCAGGGAATTTAGTCAGGCAATTACAAACTTTGTGGATAGTTCCGGGTTGCCGGAGGAGGTCAAGCGTATGGCTCTGCAGGAGGTGCTGACACGTCAGGAGCAGAAAGCCAGGGATGCGTTACTGGCGGAAATCGCAGATCGGGATGCTGCGGAGCAGGAGGTGAAGCAGGATGCAGAAAGCGTATAATCCTACTGTTTGGGAAAACACTCCATCTATTAACACTCCGTTGAATGAAACGAATTTGAATAAGTTAAGTCAGGGTGTGAGTGAGATTGATAACCGTGTGATAACGCTGGACTTGACCAAGTTATCAATCACGGAAGCCAATGGTTTGGTAAAGAGTATTGAATTGAACCAGGATACAGGTGATATTACGATTACATATTATTCCGGATCAACCAGTGTATTACACACTTTAATGGCACAGATTGCCATTAACTTCAGTTACGATCCGGTTACCGAGCGGCTTATCATCTACTTAAAGGATGGGACGGAGCAGTACATAGATCTGTCTGCACTTATTACGCAGTTTGAATTTCTCGATTCGGATACCGTTTACTGGTCCATTGGAGATGATGGAAAAGTAAAGGCGGACATCAAGAACGGCAGCATTACTGCAGATAAACTGCAGCCGAACTATCTTGCAGACATCACAGTGCAGGCAGAAACAGCAACACAGCAGGCAACCGCGGCAGCGACATCTGCAGCACAGGCCAAGATAGATGCAGACCGTGCAGAATCATATGCCAGTATCACGGAACCTAAGTTTTACTTGGATGAAGCCATAATGAATCTTTATATGAAGGATGGCGTGGGTGTGGATTTTGTAGTTGATGATAATGTTTTGTATTGGAAAGTAGCATAAGGAGGAATGAACTATGGCAGCACCGGAGGGATACAAAGCTCTCGGAAAGATTGGAATATCTTACAAAGGAGATTACAACCCTAATACCGTATATGAACGACTGGATGCGGTATATCACAATGGCAGTACATATTTGGCAATTAAAGATGCACCGGACGGAGCACCCCGGAACGATAAAATCAACTGGATCTATCTTGCCAAAGGTTATGATGGCGAGACTGTAGATGTGGCAGAATCAGAGATTGTATTTACGGAATCAGAGACTAGGGAAAACATTGGCAGTGGGGAAAAGGTATCTACAGTTTTTGGAAAGGTAAAGAAATTTTTTACTGATCTGACCGCCCCGGCATTTGCTCAGATGATCACCACAAAGGAGGATTTGCTGGCTACCAAGGTGACCGGATATGTGCCGGATGCCAAGGCGGTAGCGGATGGATTTGCTGATGTAAATGGCAAGTTACCACAATTAAAAGTACTTAAAATACCGTTAGGCGTAAAAACTACACTAAACCCTGGAACTTTTTCGCTATTATTTCCAACAAAAAAAGAAGGTTATACTCCAATAGCCATTAAATCATGGGCTTTGTTTAACAGAGACGGGGCTGATAATATACATATTAATGGTGTTGTAACAGATCAGAATGTGTCAATAGAGGGTAAAATATCTGGATCAAATCAGATAATTATACCGTCCGATGCTTTTGTCGAAGTATTATATTTAGTCAATTAAATTTATAAATAAGGTTTTAAACAAATTGCGGTAAGAGTTCCTCTATAGGTGAGATCGGATGTTACATTAACAAAGTCATAAGTGGATAAATTGACAGTGGTAGTTGTATCTATCCCTCTTAAAATTACGTTTATACTTCCACCACCGCCAATCATTGATTCTCTAACAGTTTGATCGAAAAGGGTATTATTGTATATAAAATCAGATGATATATTGCCATCAATATATCCAATTATTAACCACAAACCAGGAGTTAACGTTATACTACATACTGTTACATTTTTATTTAATTTTTGGTTTTTATATTGACCTGTTTTTTGTTCTATATTCATTTCTAACTTGCCATTTAGCGTAGTAGATCAGATGGCGGGCGCAGCCACAAGAGCGCCAGAAAGGAGCCCACATGGGTTACATAAAATTTAAAAAGAAAAAGACCGTTACAAAGGTCATTGTGTCAGAAGAGAGTCCTCATGTGATCCGGATCACCGGAGACAATCTCACAGTAAATACTGACGGCTTCCGCCTCTACCTGGATGAGGGATGTAAATACCCGCTGGACAACGGCGAGTATGAGGCATACACAACTTTATTTCGCGCGGGTGACGGCTGGTATGAGCTGTCAAATGATGGCTCAGTATATATTGAGCCAGTTGCACCGGTGCAACCTGAACCGACCGAAGAGGAGCTTGCAGAGCAGGCACGACAGCAGCAGATCAGTCAGTTGACTGCGCAAATCGATGACCTCAAGGCCAGAATCGCCGCCAGTGACTATAAGGTTATCAAGACCTATGAGTATACTCTCCTTGGTGAGCAGACCGAGTATGATATGGAGGCTGTCCATGCAGAGAGACAGGCTCTCCGGGATCAGATCAATACATTGGAGACACAACTGGCAGATCTGACCGCAACCGCAGAGTAGGAGGCTGCTTATGAGAGTGAGAGACGGTCCTTAAACAATAAAACATAGTAACCAAGAGCCAAGAGCCGATTACTTCCTTCAGGAGGTGACCGGCTCATTATATTAAGGAGACTGAGATGGCAACAGAAATCATTGTGGCACTGATCGGCTGCGCGGGAAGTGCGGCAGGCGCCTTCTGCGGAATTCTGGTCAATACAAAATTGACTACATATCGGTTGGAGCAGCTCGAAAAAAAGGTGGATAAGCATAACACAGTCATAGAACGCACATTCAAGCTAGAAGAAGCGCAGGCAGTTATGCAGGAACAAATTAAAGTAGCAAATCACAGAATTGAAGATTTGGAAAGAGAGGTAAAAGAATGAGCACAAGTACAATCATGGTAATTATTTTGGCAGTGCTGACGGCACTGGTAGTAGGAACATTTTTATGGGTATACATCCGCGATAAGACGATTGATGAGATCAGAGTGGATGTGTATCACCTGTTTCTGAAGGCAGAACATGCATTTAAAGAGTCGGGTTCCGGAAAGCAGAAGATGAAGTATGTAGTAAGTCAGGCAAGAAAACTGTTGCCTTCATGGCTGCAGTATTTTGTCACTGATGAGTTCTTAGAAAGCGTTATAGAAAAGTGGTTCCAGGCAGTGAAGGATCTGCTGGATGACGGCAAGCTGAATGGATCAGAGGAGGAAGAGGAATGAAAAAGGCATTATCAAAAGGACCGGATATTTCCAAACACAATGGAAATGTTAATATCAAAAAAGTGCGTGATGCCGGATATAAGCCTATAGGTATTCGGGCTGGTTACGGAAAAAATAACGTCGACGAGAAGTATGTGAGCAATGCATTGGCCTGCTTTAATCTGGCTGTGCAGGTGCTGCTCTACTGGTTTTCATATGCCTACACCGCAGCAATGGCAGTGGCAGAGGCAGAGTTTTGTATCACTCAGGCTAAAAAGTACTGGAGCAAATGCCCTATTGCATTTGATTTTGAGTACGACTCTGTAAATTATGCGCGTAAGAGAGGCGTGAATGTCACAAAACAGCTGGCTACAGATATGGCAATTGCATTTTTGCAAAAGGTCAAAGCAGCCGGTTATCTCCCGGTGATCTATACCAACAAAGATTACCTTAATAAATATTTTGACATGAACCGGATCGTAAAAGCACTGGGAAAGGTATACGTATGGTATGCACGCTATACGTCCAGTCTGTCAGCGGCGGAGATTGACCTTGCGGATATTTGGCAGTATACATCATCAGGATCTGTCCCTGGAATAAGTGGCAAGTGTGATATCAATATCTTTTATACGGACTTTGAAATGGTATCAGTACCGGCGCAAAGAGAAGAAACCTGTAATATTAATATTCAGAACTTCCAGAAAGCTGCAAATGCAGACGGTTATCGGGATGAGCAGGGAAGAAAGCTGGCTGAAGATGGCAAAGATGGCAAGAATACTCGGTATGTAAAACAGCAGATCTGCCTGCAGGCGAAGAGATTCGGGCTGAGCTACAAGGTTGGCTCCAGGGGAGCGGTAGTTAAGTGGTGGCAGACACGTTGCAATGAGATCTTAGGACATGACCAGAACGTAGATGGTAAGTATGGAAAAGACGCAAGGAAAGAGACCATTGCAGTGCAGGACAAGCTGAACCTGGTAAAAGATGGAAAAGTAGGATACGACAGTATCCAGGCGGCATTCTATAATTGACGGATCAGCAGAAGGTATGATACTCTAAAATTACCCATTGAATCCTTCTCATGGTTTATCATGGGAAAAGAGTGGCGAACAAGAAGGGGTGTTCGCCACTCTTTTTATATTAACTGGCAAGTTAAGTTTAATTGAAACAATAAACATAACCACTAATCAAATCGGTTTTTACTGCTATAAAAATGGTAAAACAGTTACCTTGATAATTAATAATGCTCAGAGGACATGGGAGAAAGGGTATGTGGCAGCCGGATTCCCACGTCCAGTAAATAATATGGTATTTGATACATACAGCGGTGTTACATTTACAATGAACACTGATGGAAAATTATACAGTGATTCGATTACTGATAAATGGGTAAGTGTAGCGTTTACATACCTTACAAATGATTAGGTTCCAATGCAAATTATCTTATTTGAACCCACGATGTTTTGATCTGCTGTATAAGTAAGTATAATCTGATTATTGACAATCGCACAGTTCGGGATTTTACCAGATATCTCTTTTATTGTAACCGTTCCAATATTAGCTGTATTAGCATGGTATTTTACAAGATAAATACCTGTTAAATCTACACTATATGTGCTACGACAATCAAAATTTATGACCAAATACAATTTAGATGACCAACCGCTTACACTTGCTAATGTAAATGTTAAAGTATTGCCGGTATTAGTGCCTTCAATAACTTTGTAATGTTGCAGTAAACTTAACTTGCCATTTGAGAGAGCTTACAGATACTTGGAAAGAGAGAGGATTGCGAAAGCGGTCCTCTTTTTATATACAAAAATAGTAGCTGTATTTCCATACACGGTGGTGCAAACCCCGGGGCCACGTATAAGGGAAGAAAAGAAAGTGAGGATGCGCTGGCGCTGACACTGGCGGTGGGAAGCATCTTAGAAGAAAACGGAGTGGAT